CGAGCAGCACCAGTCCGGTGCGCAGGAGCCCGGTCGTGTCGAGCCACTGTTTGAACCCGCCGATGACGCGCGCACCCGTGCGCAGGAGCCACTCGAGTACCGGGATCAGGTGGATGGCGATCGTGGCCTGGAGCGCCTGGAGCGAGAGCCCGAACTGCGCCTGCGCGCCCCGCACCCGCCGCGACTGCGCGGTGAGCTCTTCGAGGTCGCCGCCGACGAGGTCGCGCACCGAGGCGCGCATGTCGTCGATGCTCGCCCCGGAGCCCTCGAAGATCGGCGCGAGCTGGCGCCACGAGTCGCCCATCGCGCGAGCGCCAAGGCGCGCGCGCAGCACCGGGTTGCCGATCGAGGCGATGGCCCGGCCCGCCTCCATCATCACCACCGAGGTGTCACGGGCGGCGCCGTTGCCGTCGCTCCACTCGACGTGCAGCCGGCGGAAGAGGTAGCGCGCGTCATTCGTACGGTTGGCCGCGTCGCGCAGGTTCTGGCCGAGGTGCTGGAGCGCGGTGTTCATCGCCTCGACCGGCACGCCCGCCTCCTCGGCGACCATCTGCCAGCCGCGCATCTCGGTCGCGCTCGTGCCCATCTCGCGGGAGGTGTCCCCGAGCGAGAGGCCCAGCGTGACGGCTGCCTGCGTGAACGCGCCGATCGCCACGACGCCCGCGAGCAGACCCGCCGCCATCGTTCCGGTCTGCGTGCGGAGCTCGGCCATCTCGTCGGCCGTGGCCTTGATGCCCTTCTGGCCTTCGAGCCGGGCGATCTCCGCGGAGAGCTTCTGGATCTCGGCAGCGGTCTCCGTCGCGGCGCGGCCCGACTCCAGGTGGTCGAGCGCCTTCTTGATCTCGTCGATGCGGATCTTCTGGGAGCCCGTCTTGCTCTTCGAGCCCTCGAGCTTCGCGAGCTCATCCTTGAGCTTCGTGATCTGCTTGGTGGCGGCCTCTTTGGTGGAGCCCTTCTGGAGTGTGTCGAGGTTCTTCTTGAGGGTGGCAATCTTCCCCTCGAGCTGCTCGACCGATTCCTTGCCCGCGACGACAGCGGACGTATCGAACTGCACGCCGAATTTCGCGAAGACCTCTCGGAGCGCGATGCCCACTGCCTACTCCGTTTCCAGCGCGAGGCGCCGAGCCTTCTCGATGGTGTCGAGGACGCGGTTGGCGTCCCAGACGTCGCACACGGTCCAGTCGCGCTCGATCGCGATCAGCCCGTCGCCGTAGAGCCCTGAGCTGGCGATCCGGTGGATGCTCCAGTCGACGTACTCAGGGAGGGCGATGCCGCCCTCGTCGTCTGCATGAAGGCCTGGAGCCTCGGCCCCAGCTCGCCGAAAAAATCGGCGTAGTTCACCCGGAAGCTCTCTCCGACCCAGCGCAGGAGCGCGAGGTAGCGGCCGGCGAAGTGGTCGTCGTAGAGGGCGCCGAGCGGGCGGAAGGTCGCGCCGTCGTCGGTGCTGAACTCGCACTTCGCGGCGAAGCTCTCGCAGATCTCCGCGAACATCGCTGGGTCGACACCGTTGCAGAACGACTCCACGGCCTCCGCAACGCGGACGCTCCCGAGCTCGACGCCGCCGCTGCGGCCGAGGCTCACGTCGTTGGCACCCTGCCCGAGCGCCGGCGCGATCACCTTCACCACGCGCACGAGCAGCTTCTGCCCGGCCTTCGCGCCGAACATGGTGAGCCGGTACTGGACGCCATCGACCTCGAATTGCTTGGCTTCGATCATGGCTCAGAGCCCCGTGGTGACGTTGCCGCCGAGGAAGGAGGTGAGGTTCGCGACGCGGATCTCCCACGTGCGGCTACCGACCTTCTTGCCGTTCTCGCGCTCGGGGAAGCCCTTCACCCACGCGGCCGAGCCGCGCTCGAGCGTGGTGCCCTGGAGGTCCTTCATCAGGAAGGCGCCGACGCCCGCCCCGTTGGGGGTGTTGGTGTCGCGCAGGAGCAGCGCGGAGAGCACGTCATTCATCTCGCTCGACTGCATGAGCGAGATGGTGATCGTGGCGCGGCCGTCGTGCTGCTGCACGCGCGTCACCTCGCCGTCGACGCCGACCACGTCCTCGAACTTCGCAGAGTCGGACGCGATCTTGATCATCGAGTCCTCGGAGAACCCGCGGTCGATGAGAAGGCCCGCCAGATTGATGACGATGGACTTCGGGTTGTAGACCTTCATGGCGCGAGGACTCCTACGAGGTTGAGCTGATGGATGGCGCCCTGGAGCTCGCCGCCGAACTCCACGCCGTTGAGGACGCGCGCGACCTTGTCGGCGCTCTCGACGTTGGCCGCCTTGGGCAGCGTGACGATGCGGGTGCCGGGGGTGATCAGGTTGACCTGCGGGCTCTCCGCAATGTCGAAGAGCGCGTCGATCTCATTGCCGATCGAGGCGATGCCCGGGTCGGTGTACGGGACCTTCGGGTTCGCGCGGAAGAGCGCCACCTCCCGCTGCTGGAGCGTGGCGGTGAACCAGTCGATGCCGCGCACGAGGTCCATGTACTCGCCCGCCGACGAGGTGCCCCAGAGCGTGTCTCCGACCCCGCCGTTGAGCTGGTAGAAGTTCACGTTCTTGGCCTTGAGCGCTCCCTGCACCTGCGTGGTGAGCTCGCAGGCGCGCACGCCCGCGATGCGCTTGTAGGCCCAGGTGTCCGAGCCGGGCGTCGCGGTGAGGCGACCCGCGAGCAGGCCCGCCGCCGAGTAGCACCCGATGTCCTGGTGGTACTGGAGGAACGTCCGGGCGTACTCGTGCTCCTGGCAGAACGCGCCCACGTCGGTCGTCGAGCTCGCGTCCGTCACCGCCTGGTCGTTGGTGTCGGAGACGTAGATGAGGCGCTCGGTCTCGACGATCGGCGCGATGGCCTCGATCACCTCGGCGGACTGGGCATCGACTACGAGGCCGTACCACGAGGTGTCCGCGGCGATGACCGCGTTGAGGTCGCCGACGATGTCCTCCGCCGGCGAGGAGTCCGTGACGTAGACCGCGTCCGCGTCGAGCTGCGTGTACTGCGCGATGCGGCCGTCGGCCGTGGCGGTGCAGCGCACGTGCGTCCCGCTCGACCCGTCGGCGGTGCACCCGATGCCGGAGAGCGCGTTGATGGCCGCGGCGATGCCCGTGCAGATCGTCGCGAGAGCGATGGCGCTGCCCGAGTGCAGCGTGTTGTCGAAGCCGAAGACCGTCCGGCCCGTGCCGCCCATCTGGACCGACGAAGCGCCGCCGGTCGTCGGGCTCGTGACGGTGGGGAGGCCGCTGGTGACCCCGGCGCCACCCCCCGGTCCCCCGCTGAGCGCGGCGCCCATGAGGGTCTGGAACTCCGCCTGCGTGACCGCGCCGAGGTTCGCGACGTTGCCCGTCCCGGCGCTCGTCTGGCCGCTCGTGAGCCCGAGCGCGGCGAGGACGGCGGGAGTGCTGGTCGAGGCGATCGTGAGGCTCGCGGCAGTCCCGAGGCGGGCGCTGGTGACCGTGAACCCGGCGGTCGAGACAGGGGCCGCGGTCGCGAGAGCGCCGAGCGCGGTGTTGATCGTCGAGAGGTACGCCGTGCGCGTCGCCTCCGACGTGAAGGCGATCACAGTCGCCGCCGCGCCGTTGATGGACACGTCGAGGTGCCCGGGGGCCGCGGCGAAGGTCGCGGTGCCGTCGTTGTTCGTGAGAACAGCCGCGGCGCCACTGAAGGTCGCGGTGACCGCGGAGCCGCCGTCGATGGCCGCCGTAAGGGTCTGTCCGTTGGTGAGGGTCCACGGCGCGGCCGCACCGGTCGCGATGCCGCTCGTGGGAGCCACGACGTAGGTCAGGGCCTTGTTGTCGACCTTGAACCGGTACGTGTACCCGGCCACGTTGACCTGGGGCACGAGGTCGATCGTCTGCCGCCATGCGGTCTGCCGGCGCCCGAGCTTGACCACGGGCGGCCGCGGACGCTGGCTGAACATCGCCTGGAGCATCCGGTACGGCGCCGACGTGGCCGCGTGGCCGTCCTGCACCACCTCCTGCATCCCGCTGTACGAACGCACGAGCGGGCCGCCGACGCCGACCTGGTGATAGGCGAGCGCGAGCGGCACGCCGAAGCCCTGCTGGGACGGCGAGAGAGCGGAGACGCTGACGGAGACGTTGACGAGCTGGTCGAGGGACATCGGTGGGTCTCCTACGGGTGCTGCTGGAGCGGAGCCGGGGCCGGCGTGACGCCGTCGGGCTCGATGAAGTTCGAGGTCGCGGTCACCGACTCGATCGTGTCGACGTCCGCAGAGGCGGTGAACGTGAAGGCCGTGTTGATCTCGACGTCGGCGAACCAGACCGAGATGACGCGCTCGTCCACTTCGAGGTCCGCCATCTGCGACGGCCCGAAGTCGGCCAGCGCGCAGTTCTGCGCGGCGAGCAGCGCCTGCATCGCCTCGAGCTCCCACGTGGAGCGGAGGCGCTCGAGGGGGTTGTCCGCGAGGTTCGCGCCCTTCTGCGAGATCGACTCGACGGAGACCCGCAGCGTGAACGTGCGCTGGCCCTGGATCTGTCGACGCGTGTGGACCACCGGGAGCCCGGTACCCGGGTCGGTCTCGGTCACGTCGACGAGGCGGCTGTCGTCCATGCCGTAGCCCGTGACGGTGACCACCTGCAGGTGCCCCCACACCGTCTTGGTGAAGGGGCGCGCCTCATTGACCATCACCACCTGCGTGATGCCGGTCCCGAGGCGGAACCACGCCTTGAGGGCGTCGTTCACGGGTCCCCACGGGATCACGAGTCACCGGCCTTCCACGTGATGGCGCTGCGGAGCTGCCCGGTGTTGATGAGCGGCTTCGAGCTCTTCTTGCGGGCGATGGTGGAGGGCGCGTTCGCGGGCCCGATGCCCGCCGCCATGCGCGTCTGGATCCACCCGACGACCTTGCCGCCGAACTGCGCGGCGCCCTGCTGCGGGGTGATCTTCCCCGAGAGCACCGACACCGCGATGGCGCGCTGGAGCTTCGGGATGTCGGCCTTGCGCTGGTCGACCGTCGCGCCGATGAACGACCGCTTCGGGATGCGCTTGGTGCCGAACTCGTGGAGCGCGGCGATCGCCACGAGCGAGAGCTTCGAGGCCTTCCCCGATCGGGTGCGCTTCGGGCCATCGCTGAGCACGCCGACGCGGATCACCGACGGCTTCTGGAGTGCGCGGCAGCGATCGACGATCGCCTTCGCGCCGCGGTCGACGACGGTGAGGGTGCTCATGGGTCCTGCCCCACGGTCTGCGGGCTGGGGGTACAGACGCGCGCGAGGCGCCTCCACTGCGTGCGGTAGGTGGTGTCGCCCTGCTTGTTCACCAGCCGCGCGTTCTGTCCGAACGGCGAGATGGCGAGCAGGTGGGCGGCGTAGAGCCCCACGGCCTGGTCGTGCTGGTCGCCGAACACGTCCGCGTTGCAGTAAGCGCCGGCGTCCGCGAGCGCCGTCTCGACCTGGGGGTCGGTGGCGTCGCTGAACTCGGGCTTTGCAGCGCGGAACGTGCTGGCGGTCCAGGGCACGGTGGTCAGCCCTCCGCGGTCGCGGCGGACTTCTTCTTCGTGCTCGGGTCCTTGGCGTCCTTGGCGGGCGCCGTCGCGGCTTCGAGGTCGAGCTTGAGCTGCGCGACCTCGGCTTCGAGGCGCTGCCCGTGCTCGCGGTTCAGGATGCTCGACGCGGCCTCGTTGTCGGCACGGCGGACGGCGTCGGCGACCTCGGCTTCGAGCTGACCGACGCGGTTGCGCGCCGCATCGAGCTCGTCGCGCAGGCCGGTGATGACGGTGCCGCGGCGTTCGATTTCGTCGACCGCGCGGTTGTAGTCGCTGACCCCTGGACCCGCCGGCGCGGCCGAACGCTCGCCCTGCGCCCGTCGCTGCACTACGGCCGCGAGCTCTTCGACGGTGACGCCGCCCTGGAGCTCGAGGTGCCCGGCCTTCACGAAGAGCAGCACGCCGGCGGTCTCGTCGACCTCGCCGACGGCGCCCGGCGCGATGCCGTCGATCGTCGCGGTGTGCGTGTTCCTGACGCGCGCCATTTCAGCACCCGTCCATGTAGCGAACGGACCCGGGGAACCGGATCACGACGCCGCCAGTGCGCATGTGGCAGTTCACGCGGAACGCCATGCTCTTCACCTGCGGCGCGAACTGCTCGAAGAGCACCGGCGTCACGCCCTCGACCTTCGTGACGTCCTTCTTGAACGCAACGATGCGGGTCGCGCCCGAGGCCCCGGCGGTCTCCAGCCGGAACGACGACTGGACGTCGCGGATGCCCATCGAGCGCTTCAGGAAGAAGTCGAGGATGGTGATGTCCGGGACGAGCGAGCTCATCGGCGTCGACGCGATGTAGCTGTAGAGCGAGACCGGGAGCGCCATCGTGTCCGGCCGCTCGATGCCCTTCGACACCGTGATGATGTCGCGCTCGATCTTGAGCAGGTCGTTGAGGATCTGCAGCGGCGTGGCGCCGCCCGCGATCCAGTTGCCGGTGATCGGCGAGAGGATCGTCACCAGCGCGTTGTTGATCATGCCGGTGAGGCCCGCCGCCGCGTCGCCGAGGGCGATGGTCGAGTCGAGCTCGCGCGCCATCAGGTTGCGCGCGCCGATCGCCCGCTTCTGGTCGATCGGCAGGTTGGCCATCGCGCCGCGGCGCAGGTCCTGGATCGAGTACTGGTACGCGATGCCGTAGGACGCGAGCGGCGTGGTGAACTGCCCCGCCTGCACCTCGGCGAGCGGGAAGTCGTCGCCGTAGTTGGTGACGAGCTTCGCCCGGCCAGCGGTGTCCATCAGCGACCAGGTGAAGAACTCGGCGCCGGGGTCGACGTCCTGCCCACCCATCGGGACGAGCTTGTCCCAGATGAGCTCGGGGTACTGGACGTCGTACGCGGTCGCGCGGATCGACTCCAGCTGGCGGGCGAAGATGGCCGTCTCGTCGGCGTCGAGGTGGACGCCTTGGGCCATCGCCATGGCGACCCAGGTGCGAACATCCAGCTTCAGGATGCGGCCGGGGCACGCAGAGAGGCGCGTGACGGCGTCGGTGCGGAGCTCGGTGTTGGGAGCGTTCATCGTGGTGCTAGTCCTTCAGCTCAGGGGAGGTTGATCTCGACCTGCGTCGGGGTGCCGGCCGTGCCGGAGGTGCACCAGCGCGCGCCGGGGACGAGCGTCGCGGTGTCGACGGAGGAGACGGTGTCGCCGTCGCCGCGGAACGCGCCGAGCTGGTCGAGCCCGCCGTGCACGGTGATGCGCGCGTAGACCGCGCCGTCCTGGGTGACGTCGGCCTCGGGGAGCACCCACACGCGGCCCTTGCGCAGGCAGGGCAGCGCCGCGACGACGCGCGACCCGTTGACCAGCGTCGCGCCGTACCGGCCCGGGGGCTTGGTGGCGTCGTAGAGGCTGATGCCCTGCGTGTGGTTCGTGACGTCGCCCGCAGAGGCGGGGAGGCGCGCCTGCTTGTCGGCCTGCGCGGCGACGGTGGTCGAGCGCACGAGCAGTCGGCCCGGCGCGACGGTCGCGTCGCCGGTGCCGAGGAACTTCGAGACGATGTCCTGCACGCCGGCGGAGTCGGCGAGCTGGCCCTCGATCGCGACGGCCGGGGCGGCGTTGTACGAGGTCTGGGGGATCTGGAGCGCCATGATCAGCTCGCCTTCTTGTCGGTGGAGCCCTTGCGGGTGTTGGAATCCATGCGCGCGCGGGCGGCTTCGACGGGGTCATCGCCGTCGGCGCGCGCGGCCTCTTCGGCGTTCTGGCGGATGCCCGCGTTGAGGGCCGCGAGGCCATCGTTGCGGCGCTTCGGGGGCGCCGCGGTGGCCGTCGCGACGAGCGCGTCGAAGTGCGCGAGGCGCACGACCTCGCTCATCCCGTCGAGCTTCTTCTCCGGCATGCGAAGCTTGATGACGGCCTCGTGGATGCCCTTCGTGGTCTTCGGCAGCTCGGCATCGGCGCCGAGCACCTTGCGCGCGTCCTCGTGGAGCTTCAGCCGCTTCACGGCGATCGCGTCCTGGACTTCCTCGGGGACGTTTTCTTCGGTGACCGGCGCGGGCTCGACGGCTTCCTTCGCCGCCAGCGCGGCGCTCGCCACGGCGGCCGACTTCAGCGCGTCGGTGAGCGCCGACTGCACCGCCTCGAGCTTCGCCTTGAGGTCGTCGTTCTCGGCGCCCGTGCCCTCGGCCTTCTCGAGCTCGACGGCCATGTCGTCGGCCGTCTTCTGGGCCTCCGCCATCTCGGCCGCGTCGTCGACCCGGTACTTCTTGCCCTTGATCGTGATGAACTTCATGCCCGCTCCTGCGCCCGCGGGCGCCTCGATCTGCACCGCCGCTCCGTCCAGCCGGAGGGCCACGTCTCGCCCCGCGCGTCCCGCTCCCACGGGCAGCAGCGCCACGTGGTTGTAGACGCGGTTGCGCTGGATCCCGTCGTACGCCTGGCCCTGCCACACCCCGGACGTCGCCTCGACGTCGCACGTGTAGCCGGCCGACAGCTCGCGCCGCTCGCCCGCGTCGACCTTCGCCACGAGGTCAGCGTCCTGCACCACCAGCGGCGCCGACACGTAGATCCCCTCGCGCCCGACCGCGTCGCCGACGTGGCCCTTCGAGAGCGACGAGTGGTTTGCGGCCGTGACCATGGTCGGCGGGTGGAGGTCGGTCACCGCGGCGTCGCGCAGGGTGCGCAGGGCAGCGGGGTCGAACGCGGTCTCGGGCGGCACGAACTCACGCCACTTCCGGCCGTTGGTGTCCTCGTACGAGAGCACCCCGACCTTCGCGACGTTGCCGGTCACACGGATGCCGCCCTGGGGGGTCCGTTCGACCGTCCCCGTGGAGCCAACATCAAGTCGCGCGACGCGTGCCACGACCGGGAAGGTGCGGGGCGGGGGCGGGCGGACTCAATGCATGGGCGCCACGCCTTCCCCACACGGTGCGCGGGGAGTGATGGGATTCCGGGCGGTTGGAAGAGTCAGGCGGCGCGGGCGCGACGAGCGCGGGCGATCATCCACGAGACGACGGCGCGGGCGGCGGGGGCGTGCTGCAGCAGTTCCCACCGGCGCTTCACCGCGGCGAGGTCGACGGAAGCCGGCGACGCGTCGGAGAGGCCGCTCATGATGTCGTCGAAGGTGAGCGGCGACGCGACGACGGGATCATCGATGATCCGAACCGCGTCCTCGCGCGTTGGTCGGCTGCGCATCCGATCTGCCAGTTCCGCTCGCGCGATCGACTCAGTCGCCGCCGGCGGCGCGGGATCGTTCATGCCAGCGCGGCCCCAGAAGAACCCGCCGAGGCGACCAGCGCGCCACTGGCGCTTCTCCAGCACCATCTCCCGGCGCGCGGCAGTCAGAGGTTCCGGTGCGGACAGCTTCGAGAAGAAGTCCGGGCGGACGAAGGCGCTGAGCACGAGCCGCGGGGCGGGCACGTCAGCCGGGTCAGGGATGACCGCGCCCTCGTACCGCTCGCCGAAGAACGCGCGCAGCGCGGGGATGGCGGACGGCGAGAGGAACTCTTCTCCCTGCATCGCGCCGACTTTACCGCGGTCGCTTCGGGATCGCACGACCAGGTGGCAACTGCCGCGCGCGGACGGTCGTCGGCGCGTCGGGCGCCGGCAGAGTCCGCGCGGCTGCGCTTCGCGTACGCTCCTGCACCGCCCGGATCCCGCCCTCGCGGAGCGCAGGCTTGGCCGCACGGCTCCACTCGATCGGAGCGTGCGCCCCGGCCTCGTGCGTACCCTCGGCGACCGCCTCGTCGAAGCCCTCGATCAGCGGATCTGCGACGCACCTGCACTGAAAATCTTCCCCAGGATTCCCGGTGCGCCCCGAGCGCGGGTCGACCATTGGCGGGCGGTCGTAGCTGAACACCTTCCCGTCGAGTTCGCGGTGCCCTTCGCGGACACGCTCGTCGTGCGAGGTGCGCCACACGTACTGCGTGATGCCCGCGGCCTCGTGCCGGGCGCGCGCCACGTCCGCGTTGAGCCCGAGGACCTGATCGCGGGCGATGAGCGCGGCCTGTGACTTCGTCGCGCCGGTGGCCTCGCGGATGCGCTTCGCGATGTCCTCGACGCGGGTGTTGCTGCCCGCCTCCTCGAGCACCTTCGCCACGCGCTCGACGTGGCGGTCGGTGAGCGTCTTGATCAGGTCGACGTTCTCCGCGCGGAACCCGTCGCGCTGCGCGGAGAGGTCCGGGTCGCCGGTGAACAGGTCGAGCCCGACCGCTCGCCGGGCGATCTTCTCGAAGGCCGCACGGCCGATCGCGCCCTCGATCTTCTTGCGGAACTGCACCTCGGAGAAGCGCAGCACCGAGTCGGCGATGTCCTCGATCGGTGACAGCCACGACTTCTTCCCGGCGATGCGGTCGGCGAGCGCCTGGAGCTTCGCCCTGGCACGCGCGGCCTCGCCCGGCGTGAACGGCGCGTCGAGGTGCACGCCGAGCGTGCGGAGCGTGGTCGCGGTCGCCTCGTCGAGCTCGGCCACGAGGCGCAGCAGCAGCGACGTGTACTGGACCGTCGGGCCACGCGGCTGGTCGTCGGGGAGGTGCGGGCGCCGGCGCTGGGCGGCAGCGTCCATCACCCGGCGACGGGCGGCGAGCTGGGCTGCGGTGGGCGTCACGGAGCCTCGGGCGCCCGAGACCCGCACCCGCACCGGCACACGCCATCGGCACCGAGGTCATCGGCGACGGGCACACCGACCTCCCGATACCGGCCGGGCTCCGGCTCGACCACGCATACCTCCAGCGCAGCGTACCCCATCGGGATGGTGCGGAGCCGCGCCATGACGTCGAGGATGTGCAGCCCTCGCGGCCCGTACATCCACTGCGGGTCGATGTCGGCGTTGCCCGTCGGCGCCCGCTGGCCCGACGGCGAGCGCTGGCGATCCTCCACGCGCAGGAAGTTCCGCAGCCGCACCGTGTCGCCGTAGCGGCGGACGATCGCGAAGGCGCCCGCGCGGGAGAGGTCGATGTGCTGGAACACGTGCATCACTGCCCGCCCTTCGCCGCTTCGGCCGCGACGAGGTCGGCGTTGATCGGGTACCGCCGACCTTCGCGCTCCCACCACAGGCGCAAGACATCGTCGCCTAGCATCAGCATCGCAGGGTGCTCCCGCGCTGCCGCCACCCTCCACGGGTACCGCGCGCACGTCGCGGCCCACTCCCGGTC